AGAAATACATCAAAGTCGTGTCTCTGGATAAGGGTCTAGTTCCATTTGAACTATACGATTATCAAGAAGATATGGTAAATAAGATGCATAACAATCGTTATATCATTGCCAAACTGCCTCGACAGTCTGGTAAGAGCACCACGATTGTAGCATTCATTCTGCACTACATTCTCTTTAATCAGAGCATGAGCGTAGGTATTCTGGCAAACAAGATGAATACTGCCAGAGAAATTCTGGGCAGACTTCGCCTAGCCTACGAGTATCTTCCCAAATGGCTTCAGCAGGGCATCATCGAATGGAACAAGACTTCCATTCACTTGGAGAATGGCTCCAAGGTCATGGCCTCTGCTACTTCATCGTCTGCTGTTCGTGGTGGTTCGTTCAACCTAATCTTCTTGGACGAATTCGCCCATGTCCCCCAGAATGTAGCGGAAGAATTCTTTAGCTCCGTTTACCCAACCATTACTTCAGGTCAGACCACCAAGGTCTTCATGGTATCTACTCCAAACGGCCTGAACATGTTCTATAGCTTCTGGAAAGGGGCTACAAGGAAGCCTGGGGACGAGGGAAAGAACGAGTATGTCCCTATAGAGGTATCCTGGAGACAGGTCCCTAAGTACGCTGGTGGGCCTCTGAGGGATGAGGAATGGAAGCAACAGATGATCGCTCAGACTAGCGAACAGCAATTTGAGCAAGAATTTGAATGTTCGTTTCTTGGATCTTCAAATACTTTAATTAGTTCAAGTAAACTAAATTTATTGCAATTTGACAAACCTTTAGTTAGAGAACCGGGGGGTCTTTACATCTACGACGAACCGAAAGACGAGCATGCTTACTTCATTATGGTTGATACTGCTAGAGGACAGGGGAAAGACTATACAGCAATGGTAGTAATAGATTCTACCGAAAAGCCCCACAGAGTCGTGGCTAGGTATAGAAATAATACAATCTCGCCATTCGATGTTCCCCCCGAATTGTATGCTTTAGCAACAAAATATAATAATGCGCATTTGCTAATCGAAGTAAATGATATCGGCGGTCAGATTGCCGATGTTATGCATGAAGAATTTGAGTACGAAAACATCATTCAGACCACAATGATGGGTAGAGCTGGTCAAAAAGTTTCACTTGGCTTCGGTAGAGGGACAAAGCAAAGAGGCGTTAGAACCAGCGCAGCGGTCAAAAAACTAGGATGTGCTGTTCTAAAAACGCTAATTGAGCAAGATAAGTTACTTGTTAGGGATTATGACATCATTCAAGAATTGATGACATTTATTTCCAAACATCAAACATTTTGTGCAGATGATGGCTATACGGACGATTTAGTTATGTGTTTGGTTCTCTTTGGATGGCTCACTAGACAGGGTTACTTCGAAGAGATCATAGACATACAAAGAAAAAAAATTATAAATACCACAGAGAAAGAGGAGGAAGAGAACACTACTTTTTTCATGGGTTCGCGGGAATTTGATACAGAAAACACATTCAAAGAAGGTAATTCTCTTTGGTTTACCGAGGAATAAAAAAATATGCCATCAATTAACATTTTCGAAAACTCAACACCTATCATAGCAGGAATCGAAGCAGAAGCTTCATCTCACCTATCGGCTTTTATTTGCGGGTATTCATTATACCACAAAATTACTCAGGCAGATGCTACTCAATTGGGTTACAAAATATTTAATAATCCAAATGAACTTCTATCAACATTTGATATTACAGTTCTAAGCGGAGTTTCTTCTGGATTTGCATCCGGTGCTGGTTTTAGCGGTGGAACAATTCACGACAGAGAATTACATGCAGCTTTAAATTACTTGCAATATGGTGGCATTTTGGTTGCTGCTACTGGAGCCACTGCTCTAAACAATACAAATCTATCAATCGATAGCGTTTTCTGCGAAGATAATTCTAAATTTAATGATGTAATCAGTTTAATTGCAATGAGACAAGATTGTATTGGTATTTTGGGATGTTCGGCAGAATATCACAGCGGTACTTCTGCTTCATATCCAACAAATAACTTGGCAATATATTCGATGTATGGCATCACCGGAATTACTGGAGCCACAAGCATTGATGAGAATTTCTTCAGCATAATTGGAAGAAAGACCAGAGAAAGAATATACGGAGCAACCGGAACAATTACTTTACTTTTAGGTTCAGATGTTGCTGGTCTAATGGCTGTATCAGACAATCTGTATGGCCCATGGAATCCTCCAGCTGGAATTAGAAAGGGAGAAATCTTATCTTTCACTAACTTTGAACCCAAACTCAGTGAAACAAATCTTGATTCTTTAAATGATACCTATGGAATTAATAGTTTGAGCGGAGTCTATGGTTATTCGGATAGAGTCTTCGTCATGGGAGATTCATCATTAGAACAAGTAGATTCAGACAGAATGCATATTGGCATTTCAAGACTGATTCTACACATCAAGAGAGCTATTAAACCGTTACTACAGGGAGTCTTGTTTGAAGTTAATAATTCTTCTACAAGAACAGCTCTATCAAATAATGTAGTTAATATTTTAGATAGAATTAGATCTAGAAGTGGAATTAGAAGCTTTACGGTATTGTGTAATGAAACAAACAATACAGATACAGTAATCAATGCTAAACAATTGATAATTGATATTTCATTCGTACCATATTACACAATTGAGACAGTTACATTTAGATTTGTCCTTACTCAAGCTTAATGGCCTTTACATATTCCATAAAGCAAATAGATTCGAAGAAAGTCGTAGATGGGGGATTTCTCATCTACGACTCTCTTTTATTCAGTGTTTTAGGAATAACTAGCACTCATGTTCTGTTAGAATCTGTAAGTGATTTTACAAAATTAATAAATGATGCAGATTATACCCAGATAGGTGCATCAGTAACTGATTCAGAAGTATTTCTTAAAGAATTAAATAATACATCTTCGACGGCATCTAAAACAGATATAAGAAAAATAGATTTTTATTTTAATTATATTTTAGATGCTCTTCATTATAATTATAACATTTATTTGATAAATGCTTCTACCGAAAGTAACATTTATGATGTTTTTTCCAAATATGATTTAGATTATTTAGTGTATGATCCTATTAAGACAACAATTTCTTCGGATTTAATTTCAGAAATAAAACTTAAACAAATACCAATTTTATTAAATGCGTCTATCGATCAAAATTCATTTAGATCATTAGAAAATTTATATATTTTAAATAATCAGACAAATATAAATTATAAATTTGATAATTTTTACGCTAGAACAGAATTGAGTGATGCCGATTTCAATCAATTAACTTTTACAATAGGAGGAGTTAAAAGATTAAAAAGATATTATGGCGACGAAAATATTAATGATGACACTGAGTACAGTAATAGTCCATATGTCTTAGTATCATTATTAAGTGATGCAGCTGGTATGATGGCAAGAAGCTATTCTTATTATCCATGGAATAGCCCAGCTGGATTTAGAAATGGTAAAGTCTTAAATCAAATTTTTACGAAAATAAATTTACCGAATATTAAATTTACAGAAACTGTAATTCCACAAACACCAGTCGATATAACATTTAACTCTGGAACAGAACTTAAGACTGCTCAAAATAGAGGAATAAACTGTATATTAAATGTGTCTGGTCCAAATGGAAAAGAGTATTTCTTATCAACCGATTTTTCTGGAAATACAGCTTCCTCAAACACAGTAAAACAAACATTTACTTATGCTAACACTTATTCTTATATCGTAAGAAACAGTAAATCTATTTTGAACGAATTCAGATTTGAATTAAATTCTCCAGAAAATAGAGAATTAATATCTAATAGATTAAATGTTTTACTTGAAGATGTGCGGCTAAATGGTGGAATAGACTCTTATGGAGTTATTTGCAACGAATCAAATAACTCCGAATCATCTATAGCTCAAAATATAATAGTTGTTGATATATCATTTAAACCTATACAAAGCCCCTCAATAATAAGTCTTAATTTTACTATATAATAAAGAATTTGAGGTAATTCGATGGCAAATAAAATAGATGACTTCATCAATGGATTTAGAGGCGGTACTAGAAAAAATCGCTTTAGGGTAGAAGGAACTTTTCCTGCTAATAGTGGTGGGGATGCTAATAAATTGCAATATCACGTTCTTTCCGCTTCTCTTCCAAGCTCAACCCTTGGGATTGTAAATTTCCCATATAGAGGAAGATTAATTCCTTATGTTGGAGATAGAACTTATGAGCCATGGGATGTTTTGGTATTAGACGATAGAGGTGCTGGCTTGTATAAAGCATTTCAGGCATGGAGCGAAAAGATTAATAATCAAGAATTAAACACTCATGCCTATGCAGCTAATGATAGTTGGTTCCAAGGAGGTGCGGATGCCATTCAAAATAGTAGTTGGAAAATCAATCAACTTGATTTAGGAGGAACTGTAATTAAAACTATTACTCTTAGATCTTGCTGGCCAGGATTTATTAGTCCACTTCAATTTAATATGGCTGATACCGGATTTAATTCGTTTGCTGTAAGATTAAATTATAACTACATTAGTATTGAAGGTGTAAATCCAGTTTAATAAGTAATAATTATGTCAGTACAGAACTTTATTACGAATTTTAATGGTGGGACACGAAAAAATAGATTTCGTGTATTTTGTGATATACCTGGATTTTCAATTCCACAAGTTCCTGGTACTACTCCCAATACTACGCCAGCTGCTGTAACATCAGCTCCAGCTGGACAGGCAAGCGCAAGAGGTGGATTTGACGATTTTCACGTTTTGGCAGCAGCAATGCCTGCCTCAATCATAACTACTAATCCTATTGATTATCAAGGCAGAAAAATTTTATACCCAGGAGATAGAATTTATAGTGCCGATGGATTCAATGTTTGGACAGTCACTATTCAAGATGATATAAGTGGAGGATCTGGTCTTACGAGCAATTTATGGTCTAAATTGCACATATGGTGCAATGGTATTAATTCCAACAATAATAATATTGGAAATACTACATCTGCATCTGAAGCAGACATAACAGTAGAACAATTAAATTTAAATGGAACCGCTGTTCTAAAAAGAGCTGTTTTGAAAAGGGCATGGCCACAATCTGTTGGTCAAGTAGATATGGAAATGCAGGCTAGAGATCAATATAACTCTTTTGATGTAACATTCTGTTTTAAATATGTTCAATACGAAAGTTTAGCTTAAAGGATAAAACAATGGCAGGAATTCAAGATTTTATTGATAATTTTAATGGCGGAACTAGAAAAAATAGATTTAAAGTTACTTTAATTGGTTCGCCAAATCAAGCAGATGCTCTCGTAGATGATTTTCATATTCAAGCAGCAGCAATGCCTGCCTCAATCATAACTACTAATCCTATCGACTATCAGGGTAGAAAAATTTTATATCCAGGAGATAGAATTTATAGTGCTGATGGTTTTAATGTTTGGACTATGACTGTATTGGATGATATTGGAGTTGATAATCTTTGGAGAAAATTTCATGATTGGAGCAATCAAATCAATGGACACGATACAAATGCTGGAGAAACAGTAGATATTACAGATGCAAAAATAATTGTTGAACAATTGAATTTAAACCAAGAAGGGGCAAATGGCGGTGTAATAAAAAGAGCTACATTATTTGGTTGTTGGCCTCAATCGGTTGGTCCAATTGAGATGGAAATGCAGGCTAGAGATCAATATAATTCTTTTGATGTAACAATTTGTTTCAAATATGTTAAATATGAAGATCTAGATTCAGTTGTACCAACCAATCCAACTGGTCCAGATCCTGATGTTCCTACCCTCTAATAAATCGACTATATACTTGACAAGGATTTTATATAATGGCTTATAAACTATTCGGTTTTACCGTCAGATCTAAAGATGAAGAAGATAAATTATCTCTTCAAAATTTTGCTACTCCAGAAGAATTTGATGGAGCATATACAGTTGAAGGTGCTGGTGTATATGGCACTTTTATCGATTTCATGGGTTCAGTTAAGGATGAACAAGCACTCATGGCTCAATACAGAGCCATGTCTTTGTTTCCAGAAGTAGATACAGCCATAGATGAAATAACAAACGAATCTATAGTAACAGGTAATGATAGAAAACCAGTAAAATTAGATTTATCTAAAATTACATTTTCAGATAATATTAAAAGCAAAATCTATACAGAATTTGATAATATTCTAAAACTTCTTGATTTTCAAGATAAAGGATATGAAATTTTTAGAAGATGGTATGTAGATTCTAAACTTTATTATTATATTTCAATTGATTCTGAAAATCCATCTGAAGGTATTAAACAATTAATTCCTCTTGATGCAACTAAAGTTAAAAAAGTAAGAAAAGTAAAAACAAAAAATAGCAAACAAGATGGTGCTAATATTTCTTTAATAAAAGATATTGAAGAATATTTCGTATATACAAATACAGATAAAAATTCTGTAATTGGAACACCGACATCTGGTCTTAAAATTTCTCCAGACTCTATAGCATATTGCCATTCAGGTATGGTCGATATGAACTCAAAGAGAGTTGTTGGTT